GTGCGATCGCCAATCAGGTGCAATCCGAAATTGAAAGTGTGGCAGCGCGCGAGATGTGCGCTGGGAGCGCCATTGACGAGAGAGCTGCGCTTCGACCAGGTGCCGAGATCGGCATCGAGCGTCCAGGCGGCATTCGCCGAGGGAAACCAGAGGTCATAGTAGTTGTGGCCTTCCTCCTGGCGCGCCATTCCGACAGCGTCTGAAACTGTCGCCTGCAATGCCATCCAGTGTTCGAAGCCGTGATCGGAGACGCGCACCGGAGTGAAACCGTTCGCGGCATAGATGATGCCCGAGCCGCCGCGCTCATCCCCGCCCAACCACATCACCGTCGTTCCGCTCTTGGTTGCTACGCGCTGCGCCGAGAATTGCGCCAGGATGCCGACTTCCATAAACCCGCCCGAGGCGACATCGAAAGGGAAGATCGCCGCTCCTGAGGGGTAGTAAGCCACTGCGCGCTTCGCCCCGAAGACCCACACCAGTTCGTTCGAGCAAATCAGCGCGAGCAGTTGATCGGAGAAGACCGAGACTTCCGTGACTGCCGTGCCCGGCCAGGTGGTCGCATCTTCGGGATTCGAGCAGGACCAGACGTTGCCGACCGAGAGCGCAAGAAAATATCCGTTAATGAAATCGACCATCAGCACTTCAGTCGGTGGAGTGGTCAGCGCCTGGTAAGAGTTCGACACCAGCGAAAACACCGTCAGGTTGCCGCCGCTTGCGATCAGCAGTTGTGAGGGATAGTTGCCGCCCACCGTTCCCCCGGCGCACATAGTGACCGTGAGGCCATCGTCCACAATGTTGTTATTGGCGACGCTCGATCCGCCATAATCGGTGACGCCGTTCGCGGTGAGTTCGAACAGGTGCGTGCCTGCAACCTTGAAGGTGCGCCCGCTGAAGGTGCCCGATCCCCGCACCGAAGGCAGCGTCACCCCGGCGACCGTAGAAAGATTCGCAAACAGTGCGAGCCCCGGAGTGCGCAGCAAAATGTATTGCGTGCGCGCGTTCGGGGACTCTGTCTGTTCGAGATACCAGTTGATCAGGTCCTCGGAGTCGGCGAGAGGGGAAGCGCTCCTATAGCTGGGACCGCAGAAGCCAAAACGCATGTCAGTATCTCAAGCTCCGGTTCGCTGTGCCGGTGTAGATGTTCCCCATCTTCCCGTTCGAGCCGACGATGGCCTCATCGCAGACCGCTTCTTTCCCCATCACGTTGATCCCGGCCACGCGCGCCTTCGCATCGGAGGCGAGCTTCTGCACGATCTGGAATTTCTGCATGTCGCAGGGAAACTCCGCCGCGAGCCGCACCGCCAGGTTGAAGCGCAGCATCTCGGCGTAGCCCGGAGGAAATAAAAATGGAGCTTCGAGGTCGCTGAACTGCTGCAGTAATCCCCAGAGATAGAGAATCACCGGGTTCGACTGTGTCGGCACCGGCCAGAAGTACAGCACCATGTCGGGGAACACAGCCATCGACTGATCGACGAAGCAAACTTGCGGCAGCAGCGAGTCCGAAGATTTGTTCGAGACGCCCTGCCAGCCCACGTCATCGACCATCTCCATCGGCAGTTCGACCGGAGTCTGCTGCGAGGCCGAGTACAGGATGGAGACGCGCTCCACCCGCGACGGCCGCGGCAAGAGAAAATCTTCGTTGCCGTTGACGTTGCCGAGTTTGTAGGACGCCTGACCGCCGACCAGCGAGAGTGCCTTCTGGTTTTGATCGAGCGTCTGGATCGCGACTGCCGGGATTTGCGTGCGCTCGATCGAGAAGGCGTCGAGCATGGAATTCAGCACCAGCTTGCAGTCGTTCAATTCGTCATTCGTCAGGCCGAGGCCGGAGCGCAAGGCTCCGACCAGGCGCAGTCCCGACTTGATGAAGTCGGTGGCGGAAAGAGCGAGCGGGTTACTGGTGCCGAGATCGGGCATGTTAAATTTGCCTCATGGATCGCAGACGGTTTCTGTCGTTCATTTCGGCTGGGGTCGCTGGCGTCGCATTAGAGCAAGCGATTCCGCTCGGCAGAGTGTGGAGCTTCCCATCGAAGATCGTCATCCCACGTCAGGCTGTATTTATGGGGATCGATTACGCTCTCACGGAAGCATGTTCGGTATGTTTTTTCTGCGACACCCAAGGCCATCTATGGCACTTCATGTTGCCTGATCGAGAACTAGAACGGTGGGGCGGTCCAGAGCGTCTCGCGCTTTACTCTAGCCGTTCTTCTTCAGCCACTCCGCCTCTTCCGCTTTGGAGTTGACGATCGAGCTGGTCATCTTGCGATCCCACTCCGCGGTTGCGGTCTGGAAGTTTGCCTGCGCAACATCGCCCGGAATCGAGACCCCGTTTACCTTGGTGAAGTCCTTATACTCGGGCCTGGGATCTTTGCAGACCATCTTTGGGTACTCCTGGTGCTTGTACGGTTCGGGCACGTAGCTGCCGTGCTTGCCTGCGGTGGGGATGTATTTGTGGGGACCGCGGCGAATCGCTTCCTGCTTTGCCGGGTCTTCCATGTTGAAGTTGCTGGTGGCCATGAGATTCTCCTAGAATTCGAATTGTGAAAAAACTAAAGAAACCGAAGTGCGGCTCGTGCGGCGAGCCGCTCCAGTTCTCAAAAACAAATAAAACGTGGTATTGCGACAGGCGAGGCTGCCCGCGCGCTGGGTACGAAATGCGAGACCGCGAGTTTCAGGGCGATCAGGAATTTCTGCAGCGCCGCGTCAAACTATTCGGAAGGCGCTGACTTCGCCTTCGACGCTTTGTACGCGCGCTCTTCTTCGGCGCTCTTCACGACAACCGGCTTCTTGCCGACTCCAGAGGGATGATCGACGTGATCGACGGCCTTCGGATACTCCTGCACCGTCGTTTTGTCCGGGCTGGTTTTGGTGGTGGGAACGTGTTCGCCGCGCGTGGCCTTTTCGTGCGCGTCGTAAGGGGTTGGTGCGATCTTCGACTTGCCGTCCAGATCAGCGCCGTGCGAATTGAAGTTCGTCATAAAAATCTCCTCGAAAATGTTTGATTGAAAAGGGAGGGCGCTGATGACGCTCAACGCCCGAAGCGTGCGGCAACAGAATTACGACTAGGTGAGAGTGCTCGGCACCCACTTCGATGTGACCGCATCCCAGTTGAATGTCACTGAGGTGTGGGCCACGACGGTGGTTGAAGCGGCGCTGATGTTTCCGCTGGCGTTCCAGACACATGCCGCGTCGCAGATCACCGTGAACTGGCAACCGCCCACTGCCGTGGCATCGCAGCCCACGGGAGTGGTGATCGTCTGCACGGTGGTCGTCCCCGTCAAGTGAAAGAAGGGGCCGCTCGGCACGATTGTGGTCGCCGAAGCCACTGCCGTATTCGGAACGTCAACGATGGTGGTCAACGGATTCACGAAGCCTGGAATCCAGGTATTCGAGATCGTCGAGCACAACCATTGCGCGCCGGTCAGCACGTTCACCCAAGGACTGCCGGGCGTCAGTGTGGGCGAGCAGGTTCCGTTTGCCGGAGGGTCTTGCTGGAAAAGCCCCGATGGCAGCGGGTTTCCGCCCTGCGCGATGGTTGTCGCGTAGTTTGGACCATAGAGCACCATATCCCCGGAAGGATGTGGAGCAGCTTGCGTTCCCAGGTAGCCGCGATTGACCACTGCGGTGCAACTGGTGGTGTTGAGCGACCAGATGCCCATCGCTTCCCGCCCCACGTAGATGATGGAGGAGGGAGTGCCGGGAAGTAAGGGACTGGCGAGGCCGGTGCAGCTAGTGAGTGTGATCGTGCCCGAGATCGTCGGCGAAGTTCCGGAGTACAAAGCAGGTCCGGAAACCGCCGAGGCTAAGGTGGTTTGCGTGAGCGCAGTCTGGCCGAAGCTAGCTCCAGCCAAACCCGCCAGAATTACGAGAAGCGATGCGATTCGTTTCATGGTAAGGGTTTTCTCTTTTCTGTTGGATTTTTGGAACTGGAAACTAGCTGGTGACGCGCACTGCGGCCTGCGGATACATGGTGAGCCAGCCGCCGAGCACGTCCAGCCGCATCAGCAACCGATCGGTGTTGATGTCGGGCTGTCCCCACATACGGATGGCGAGGCCGAGTTCTTTATCGGCGCTCATCTCCATGATGTGCTGGTTCTCGTACATTTCGAGATCCGCGCAGCCGAAGGTAAAGGCTTCAGGGTGGAAGGCCACGCCGCGATAAGACTGCACAGCGGATGCGCCCTGCACGGTGATTGCGGCGGAGTTCGCGGGCGATGCATCGACGGTCTGGTATGGTCCGGCGAGCGTGATGCCATCGCCGTCTACGCAGCCAATCGGAATGTTCGCCTGTCCGCTTCCATTCGAGGTCACGGCGGCCAGCACGACAAAGGGCCGCAGATCGCCGGTCGATTGCCGGGTCAGCGGGTTAATGCGGTGCACCCCGGCGAAGAAAATAATATCGCCCTGGTTGAGCACGTTGGTCGAAGCGGTCCAGCCGGAAGTGGCAATGGACGATCCGGTTTGTCCGGCGCCGTTCACCACCGGCGTTCCACCCTGGGTTCCAGTGGTGAAGGTCGGCGCGTTCTGCGTCATGAACCAGTCGAAGCCCAAGCCTTTTGCGACCAGGCCTTTAAAGAAATCCGCTTCGCCACCTTCACCCTTTGCCAGATTGCGCAACATGGAGAAGGTTGCCGTGCCGGAGCCGGTTGCGACCAGGCCCTGCATGGCGGGGAAGATCGAGCGCTGCATCCGCGGCGAGATGTGCACCGAGAGCCCTTCCTCATCATCAATGGGGAAGCCTTCATCGGCCAGAATCTGCAGCGCGTTCAGATACGTGTCCACTGTACTCGGAACCGTTCCCGGTGTCCCCACTTCGGCGGGCACGTTGATGAACTGCTGCAGCCCGTCATAATCGATGTCGTTCGCCAGCTGCACGATCTTCGGTTTGGTCACCCGGTTGGTGAAGTCGTCGAGGGAGAGCGAGAGATCGGACGAGGTGAAGGCGCACGCCTGTTGGTACTGCTTGTTGAGCACCAGCGGCACCGAGCGTTCGATGTAGTCCTGCAGCTGGATGCCTTGTCCAGCGGTTGAGACGGAGCGCGCGGGCTTGCGAATGTTGATCAGGTAACCGATCTTCGCGCCGGCGCGTCCGAACCGGTCGTCGTAGGTGCGTTTGACTTTCTTGGTGAAGGAGATCGAGTTTTCAAGCACCATGAGGTTCTTGAGGCTGATCTCCTGATTGGTGAGAATTAAATTGGCCAAAGTGGTTTCTCCTGTGGGTTAGGCCCCCCGGCGCTGTGCGGCCTTGAAGGCTTTATAGTCGCGGTTCTTGGCGGCTTCGCGCGAGGTGAGGGTCGAGGCTGAGGCCGAAGTCGAGACCGGCTTTACCGGCTCGGGAATCGCTTTCGGCGGGATTCTGGTGGCAGTCCTCTTCTCGTCTTTGTCTTGTGGTTTCTGGCCGTTCGCGAGTTTATCGGCGAGTTTGCCGACTTCGACGACGGCGGAGAGAGGACTGAGTTCCGCGATGCGGCGGGCGAAGTCGGGATGCTTCCCAAGGTAGTAAGTCACTTGGGGGCCGTTCTCCAACTCCATGATGGTGAGGTACACGCTCTCGTGGATGGGAATTTTCTGATCGACAACTTCGTCCCAGTCGTCATGCTCTTCCTTGAAGGCGGCAACTGAGGTTTGGTAGTTCTCGAAATTCTCTTTGAGGCGGTCCTGCTGGGCTTTCTGCTGGTTCTCCGTCTCTTCCTTGGCGCGGCGGACTTTGTAGCGGTAGTCGAACATCGCGTCGTCGAATTCCTGATCGCTTTTGAAATCTTCCCGCTTGGGCGCTTCAATCTTGAGCGCGCCGGCGGCCACGGGCTTTTTGCCTTCGAGGGCGGCGAGGCGCTCTTCGAGTTGCTGATTCTTTTCCTTCAGCTCGCGGGTAGCCTTGTCGATGGCACGCTGTTTGCGTGAGGGTTTGTTGCGCCCGTTCTCGCGTTCCTTTTTCTCGCGGGCTTCCTCTTCGTGCTCTTCCTTTTCTTCCGCGGCTGCAGCAACCTCTTCCTGTTTGGTTTCGAATTGCTCTTGCGCCGCGTCGAAGTCTTCGTCGCTTTTAAAGTCTTCGCGCTTGGGTTCGACTAGCTCAGGCGGCGCTTCAGCTACGGTCTTCTCGATTTCGTAGCCGTTTTCGGTGAGAACTTTCTCGATGGCTTCTGGTGTGGCCCCGATGGAGCCGGATTGCATAACGATTCCTGATGGCATCACTTCCTCCTGTGTGTGGTTAGGGTGTGTGGAAAATCGGAATTCAGAAAAGGTGTCTAGTTGAAACAAATGTGGGTCGCGGCGCTGCTACTCGAAGCCGCGCTCAGCTCGGTCTGCGGAGCATAGGTTCCAGATACGAGATTCAGCCCCATCATTGCCGTTGGAAACGGCTCTGTTCCAGTCCCCTGAAAGGCGTTCTGTCCGCCGGGATACGGATAAGTCGAATTGTTGATGACGTAGGGACTGCCGGTGCCGATCCACGCAAATTGCCCGAAACATACCGCCGGTCCTGTCACTGTCAGGCTTGGCGCGGTGATAGTGGTAAGGGAGGAAGAATTCGACACCGAATTCTGCCCAGATAGCGTGAAACTTCCGCTGCTCCTATGAATATCCGTGTAGGAAAATTGATAACTGCCGGTCGCAGACATCGTGACGGAAAGGGTAGTTGCGCCCGATGCGCTGGAGAGCGTATAGCCGCAACTCAACCCGATCACGCTGGTGTTCTGGCAGGTACTCGCTCCGGTGGGAACCACCCAAGCCCCACCGCTGGTCACAGAACTCAGCACTCCGGTGTGCCCCGGCGCAGGCGCGGCCAGCAGCATCAACAAATCCCCGCTAGGGCTGGTCGCTGGCAACGTGAGCGTACAAGAGGGCGAGCACGTCGCGGTGGTGACGGCGGTCGGAAGCCAAGTGTTCGATGGCGGCGTCGGACCGTTCGCGTAAGTAAATGGCGACGAGGGAACGGTAAAGGCTCCAGAAGTCAGCTTGAACGACATCTCACTGAGCGAGTACCAACTCCCGGTGGTGATCTGATACGCTGGCCCGGAAGTTGCATTCACCGCAAACATGTTGCCGGGCACGTCGATCGAATACGGCGACACGAAGTTGCCTACAGGGACGGATGAATCCATCAACCCAAAGATCAGATCGGTCGCGGAGACCGTGATGGAACTACCAGTACAAGGACTGCACCCTGAATTCGCTCCGTTCCAGACGTAACCATCGAATGCGCCGGTGCATGGCGATCCGCCGCAAGTGGGCGGCAGTCCTTCCAGGAAATCGACGTAGGGGCCAACCGTCGCCGAGGGCGTTCCCGAAAAATTTACAGTGACATAAGTCGCGCCAGAAGCGCCGTTCACCACGTAAACCAGGTCCTGATTGTCGTTCGTGCCATCGTGCGCCCAGGCGTGGGTTCCAGAGACGGTGAACGTGTCGAGCGCGTTTCCCGAATTGCATCCCCCGGAGCTGGTGCAGTCGTAGGCGGAAGAAATATAAATTGCTGTGCCCGGAGTCGTGATGATCCCCAAAATCCGGTCGCTGCCTGCCTTGGTGGGCAAAATGGCCCAGGTGCAGCTTGTTCCTGGAGAAGAACCGCATCCCGCCTGAATACCGAAGTTGCCAGAATTTCCCGTGGTGGAAGAGGTCGCGTCCTGATACCAACTCCACTCACCCGTGACCCCTCCGCCGCCGCTTCCCGCGTTCGCGCCCGTCGCGACAGGAATCGCCCACTGCGCGAAAGCCGCTCGCGTCAGCAAACAGGAGATGAGAAGAAGTCTTTTCATCGCGCGCTCACGTTGAAGGTCACCGAAGCCGAAGGGGTGATGCTCGAAGCCGTCTGATTGCAGACGCTATAGTTCAAAGTGTTCGAGGTGGGATAGGCCGCAATCACGAGGCCTCCGCTCGATCCCCACCCCGTGACTCCGGTCACGCTCGCATTTGGTGTGAAGCTAAACGTGGAAGTCGTCGCCACGCCAGTCATCGTTGCCGTTGAATTCGAAGTGCAGGTGTTCGCGGCGACTGCGGTCGTGCCGATGGTGATGGTGGTGTTCGCGATGTTGCTCAGGGGGGCGGCTGCGAAAGCTCCGGTACCAAATGCGACGTTATTCGATTTCGTGCAGGTGACGACTCCCGCGCTCGTCATCGTGCAATCCTGCGAGAGTGAGACCGGAGCGTAAGCCGTGCCGCCAGAATTTCCTGCGAGAACCTGCCCGGCGCCGGGTGCCGTGTTTGGCACGATGGCCGCTTGCGTCTGCGCGTTGTTGGTGACGTTGCCCAGCCCCACCGAAGTAGGCGTCACTGAGATCGCGCCCGAAGTATTCAGGATGCTGGTGCCGTCTGGTTTCACTCCGCCGAGAACGCTGTTGGTTGCCGTGGGCAGGGAATAGCAGCCACTACATGACGCGACCGTGATTGCAGGACTTCCCGAAAGGCCGCCCGCTGTGCCGGTTGTGTTCTGGTTCAACGTGGAGATGAAGTTTGCCGGGATCAGGTTCGTCGCGCTGTAGGACGTTCCCCAAGAACTTGAACCGGAGTAATTCGCAATGCCAGCGGCGCCGGGCCAGGTCATCGAACCGCCGCTGCAGGTGAGCGAAAACGTCCCCGTGGAATATGTGGATGTGCAGCCCGACAGGAAATTCAGCGTGGTCGCCGAGCTGGATGTTCCCACTGTTGAACCGTTGTTCTGCAGCGCCAGGCTGGAAATGCCCGAGCCACTGCCGCTCGTCGCCGTACTCGAGTACACCTGCACAAATGCCGCTCCGCTGCCCACAGTGTTGCCGCACACCTCAAACAAGGTGTAGCCGGAGATCGAGAGCGTATAGGAACCGTTGGCTGTCTCCGATCCGAGCGCGGCAGCTGCGCCTTGTCCCACGATTCCGTAAGCCGTGAGCGTGCCGGACCACGTGCCCGTGACCGAATAGCCGCCGCTGCTCATGCCGCCCGCCGGAACCGGTACGCATTGGGAGGACGAGATGAAGCCGGAGTTATTTTGCGTCTGCGGGGTCTGCGCGAAGGCAAAATCGGCGCAAAGCAGAATCGCCAGCGTGAGCATTAACGGAAATCGTTTCAAGGTGGTCACTGAATGGGTTGCGGTCTGGGCGTCGGAGCTGCGGGCGTGATCGGCTGCACGTGCGGTTCGACTGCGTTCGGCAATTCCGGGGTATTCGGCGCGTTCCCCGCGTCTTGATCGATCGACATATTTTCGTGCAGCACCTGCAGACGCGAAGAGATGGCGTCGAGTTGCGCATCCATCGCTGCCTGCGCCGCCGCGTCGTGGGATTTCAACCGCTGTAGCATGAGCTGGGTCCAGTTGTTCATCAGCGCGACCCGCTCGCGGCTTTCGAGGTCGAGGCGCTTGGTGCGAATCGTGTCCGACGCGCGGTTCAGTTCCTGCACCATCAAATCGTGCTGCTCGCTGAGTTGCTGCAGCATGGCTTGCGCCTGTGTGAGCTTCGATTGCGCGTCGTCGGCATCGGTATCCTGCAGGTTTGGCGGCAGCATTTTCTTGAAGCGTGCAGCTAGCACATCGGCGTCGGGGAAGTCGGCATTCTTCGCCCAGATGTCGCCCACCATGGGCAGCATGACTTGCGGGTTCTCGCTGATCACCATCGTCAAGGCTTTGAACGCCTCTTGCCGCGCGGCTTTGTACATCGGCCCGGTCGAGAGCACGATGTCGTAGTCGCCCGCCCCCACGTCGTAAGCCTTCTTCAAGCCGAGTTGCGGGTTGAGCATCCCCGCTGCATCGCTGGGGTCACTCTGATTCTGCGAGTTGTAAATCACAGCATGGCGAACGCTGTCGTCTGGGTTGATGATGCGCTGCACTCGCGATCGATTGATAAGCTTCGGCCAGAGATCGAGCAGAATCTTTCCCTGCCATGCGATGGCGCGGTTCAGCTGATCGTGCCAGGAGATGGCGGCGGTATCCGATTGCTGCTGCCGCGACATGATGGCGAAGCCCGATTCCTGCGCATTGCCCGACTCTTCGCCGAGTGATGGGCCGTAGATGCCGATCACCGCTTTCATGTCGTAGTCGGCCTGCTTGATGATCTCCGTCATCGCCTGGATGGGAGCTTCACGGCCGGCGCGCTGCGGAGGTGGCAACTGCTTTCCGGTTTCGTCGTAGGCTTTGAAATACAGGTGGGAGAAGTTCTTGCGGTTCATCTGGCGATAGTCTTCGCTCCACTGCGCGTTCTCGGCGGGAATCCAGAGCGGGTCTTTCGAGACCATGTCCACTTGCTCGACGGCGCGGGTCACCATGAAGTCGTAAATGCGCTGCGCATCTCTATAGTCGCGCACCATTCCCGCGCGGTAGATTTTTCCGTTCACGTTCAACCGGACTCCGGCCACTTCGGGGAAGGGAAGATATTTCCCCAGCCACTCGTAGGACTGGATCACGTGCAGGGCATCGTGCTTTACGCAGCGGACTTTACGGATGACGGTTTCGCGGTCGCCAACGACACGAGCACGATCAGCCGCGTCCAGTTCGTCTTTGAGAACCGTTGTTCCGTCATCGAGCTGGAAAAGTGTCGTCCGCTGAAGGTCAATCGACCAGTATTCCGCCACCCGCACGCCGTCTTTCGTGACCCATTCCGGCTCTGCGTTGCCTTGCGAAGTGGGGAAGTTGAGCTTCGCGAGCTCGGTCTCGCCGAATTCGGCTTCATAGTCTTCTTTCGAGTAGTCACAGACCACATGGCCCCACAGTGGATCGGTTCCATCGGGGCGTCTGACAGGCGAGAGATACACCGCGAAAGGGTTCTCGATTCCGAGGATGCGCGGCTCCTGGTCCATCGAGCGTTCATTCACGTACTCGGTATTGATCCGCCAGGGACACGAGCCGATCCGCATCATCATGTCGTAGCTGTTGTCGTAGGTGGTGTCGGCCACACTGACAACTTCGATATGCCGCAACACGCCCTGGTGAATCTTTGCGACTTCGATGTCCGCGCCGCCGCCGACGGGGCTCACGATCATCGCGGGACGGTGCTGGCGCTCCTCTCCGGTGTATTGTCGAAGGAATGCGGGTGCGCGGTTGATCGTCAGGCATGGCTTGCCTTCGAGTTCCCGGTTGGCTTTGACGGCTTCGTCCCATTGCCCGGTGCCGATTGAGAAGCGCAGGTCTTCGAGGCCTTGCCGCCGCCACTCCGATTCCGCGTCGGCGGTGATGCGGAAGCGCTTCAGCGAAGTCGCAATCAGCTCCTCGTCGGCGGAGAGCTTCTTGTTGCGCTTCTTGGATTTTGAGGATAGAACTACGGGCATGGGCGAGGGCTACAAGTACATTCTGCTTCGAGGAGTTCCGGTGTGCTTCATCTGCAACGAGACGATTGAGAAGGGGAAGCCCGTGAAAGTCCTACAACGCTACGGTGAACTCAGTTGTGAAACGTGGGCGCATAGGCGCTGTTGGGCTAAATTCAAGCGTTCGCCAAAACGATCCTGACATCCGCTTCCTGACACAGCACCACATTCCTGCCGCGCCCTTCGAAGTCGCAGAACCACGATTCCCAGTCGGAGTAGTGGCCGATCGCCACGCGGTCTCCGGGCTTCAGCGTCGTCGGCTTGAAGACTTCCCGGTTCAGCATCCAGCTCTCGGTATTCTTCCGCTTCTCGTGCCATTTGCCGGGGCCGACCGCGATCACGGTGCCGATGCGGGTACCGATTTCCTTGTTCTTCGCGATGTCCGGCGCGGCAATGAGTTTGCTGAGCGGCTTTTCGTCGTCGAGCACCAGCAGGATGTGGTCGGTCATTGGCTTGATCTTCAGGGGATCGAACCAGAGCCCGCCGATCTGGGTGCGGTTGTCGCGCCAGACTTCCTGCGAGACCGGGGCGTGCTTGATTTGTTCGCGGGTGAGGGGCATCAGGAAAACTCTCCGAAATAGAGCATTTCAAATCTCAGTCGCCCGTTGTACTCTTCTCCCCACTTAGCAAGGAGAAAGAGTTCGAGGCATATCCGATCAGCACGATTGGCGACATCAAAGCAAGGGGCAGATTTAACGTGATCACCAACCCAGAAAACCTTCATGCCAGCTCGCTCAACTTCCGCATCTTCTCATGCCCGGATGCCGCCTGATGTTTACGTTCCATGCGCTTCCCTTTGGCGGTTTCTTT